ATGCAAATTGACATGGCCATTTTCGATAACAAAGACGATGAGATATATTAAAGATATAACCCTTGGTGCCCGAAACGATAGGGGGGTGAGTAAAGCACCTCGAGTCGCCATTAACAACCGGTTGCTCGTCAGCGGAATTCCCGGTCCGCTGGAACATAGCAGGAACTTTTCTATTTCCTGTGGGAGAAAATTTAGAGACCTGTATGACAGGGTAAAGCGTGATAGTCCAGATTATTCCAAATTGGTCACTTGGGAGAATTTTGACAGGATCGTTACTTTGGTTCTAATAGCTGGAACCATATGGTTAGTATACCGGTTGGTACTTAACCATCGCAAGAGAGTATTGATGCGGATCAATAATGTGATTAAAATTAGTGAAAACTACTTAGTTTCTAAGACGAAAATCAAGGTGCAATACTCAACAGAGTACAGCAGCATGACTATGAACACGGTGTCTGATCTGTTTGATAAAGGCTGTGTCGTCATAAGGAGAGACGGGCGAACTCCTAATGAACGTTCTTATGAGCTAACTAGCAAGACTTGGAAGGAAACTTTGCAACATGGTGCATTGACTGAATCTCATAACGTGCCGATTGAAGCAACATGGCATGCTATTTGGAATCAACCACCACCAGTTGATGTCGGTTTGTGGGATTGTCAGAGTAAAACTCAGAAAATATCCTACGACGTGATAAGTTTGGATCGTTCGACTGAAAACAGACGAAAGATTGAATACCATTGCGTTGCTGATCATGGACTCAGTAGTGGTTGGCTTAAATTCTTTTATGAGGTCAATGACGATAAACCCAATTTTCTCAGAGATTGGACTGATTCAAAGTACAAGAACTTAGTGTGGGGACATTTGATTATGTATCCGCCTAATTATAAGAGGGATTGGACGGACTTCGGTTCTTGGATTCCTGTTCTTGTGCCCGACCCGGTTAAGCACAATGATAATTACCGAGAGATGCATCGAATTCGCTTGATTGCAGATAAAATAGCTATTACCATGCGTCCAGATGGTAGCTGGAACGAGAATGCATTCTTAGCCACATATAGGAATGTTGTCTCGGGGAATACCCAAATCAGCATAGGCCATCAACTTTCTGATGTCGCGATGAACAGTTACCTACCGCTCGTGCGTCAGATTGTGAAAGCCAACTGGACCTCGGAGGATAGGGAGTGACTAATAGAACAACGCTGGGCCACACAGTGCCTAGGCAATCCTAGAATTGATAGGCCTGTATTTTCTTCTTTGAAAGTGGAATTTGATGGTCTAACGTTGTTGTATAAGAATAGACCCCCTAGAACACCGAACAAGTATGTGGGCCCGGCCGGAGTCGTCGGGCAGTGGAGCTGTTTCAACTCAACATCACACAATATGTTTATTGGCATCTGTAACAGGGTGTTGGTAATTAAGAACCCAGGATTCGATTATGATCAATTAATTGGAAAATACCATTATTTGCCGCGTAATTTGATCAGGGCTCTTAGAGATAAACCTATGTGGGAGGGGCGCAATTTGCCGTTCATTCATAGTAGATATCTCCAACCTGTGTGGTTTGGAGACTTACAAAGTGTGGGAAGGCGGTTGGCCTTGTGTGTAAGGGTGAAGAAGATAACTCGTGAAGAGTTTGTAGACAGTAGACCTAAAGGTAAATACCAGGCCTACGCTCAAGCTTATCAGGAATTATTGGATCAAGGGAAACTTTTGCCTAAGGATTGGCATGTTAACATTTTTATTAAATGGGAACTTGTTTCAACTCCAGACAAAGATCCCAGGATCATTTCACCCCGATCGTACAAGTACAACATACTTCTTGGTCAGTACATTAACAAGTACAATGAACTGGCCATTTACAAGGGTATAGACACTTTATGGGGAGAAGAAACAGTGTTTAAGCATTGTACTTTACCTGCGATGGCTGCTCAAATTGTGAGGAAGTGGCAATCCTTTTCCTGTCCGGTAGCGGTAGGGCTGGATGCCAGCAGATTTGATCAACACGTGTCGACACAAGCGCTTAATTTTGAACATTCTGTTTACAGACGCCTTTTCCGCAGTCACAGGAAAGGTGATTCAGAGTTATATTGGTTGTTGAGACGCCAACTTGTAAATTTTTGCAAGGGTAAAGGAGACATTTTCGATTTCGAGTATAAGACGGCTGGCAGAATGTCAGGTGATATGAATACTACTGTTGGAAACGTTATTCTAATGACTTCCGTGTTGTTGCGTTGGAAAGAAATCTTAGGATTGAATTTCAAGTTAGTCAACAATGGGGATGATTCTGTAGCAATAATGGACGCTTCAGAGTTACCAAGATTTCTTGATGGCTTTGATTTGTTCTTTGTTGCGTATGGATTTAACATGGTTGCTGAAGAGCCCGTATACCATGTTGAGCATATAGAATTTTGCCAAATGAAACCCGTTCGATTGGACCGAGGGTGGATGATGGTACGTAAACCACAGAGTGTTTTCAAAGACATGATTGCCATTTCGTCCAGAGGCGTAGCAAAATATTACAACTATCTTAGAGATGTTGGATATTGCGGACTATCTTTGTATGCAGATTGCCCTCTAGTTGGAACCTTTTACAGTGTTCTTAGTCGCCAAGGGAGCGAACGATTAGAAGGGGAATTACAAGG